TAAGAATCTTCCTCATGTTTTTCAGCATAAAAACTTTCATGAACATTATGTTTCATTGATGTAAATAACCAATAAAGTATTGTTAAAACTATTAAAACAACAATAATAATCATTAAAGTATCTTCCATTTTCATTTTTGAAAGACGAGCCATTTTCTTTATATTATATATATAGATAATAAGTATAGAATATAAAAATAAAATAATTAATTAAATATATTGAAATGACTTCTTGGCAACCTGTAACATGGATTGTAATGCATACAGCTGCTAATCAATATAATGAACAATATAGAGATGAATATATTAATTTTTTTGAAGCTCTTAAAGTTATTATTCCATGTTCAATTTGCAGAGATCATTATAACGGAACTATTTCTAAACATCAATTTTCTATACATGAAAATGTTAATTCGGATAAAATTTTTAATTGGACAGTTGATTTACATAATATTGTTAATATGATGCATTATAAAAGATTATGGAGCCATCAAAATGCGCGTGATTTTTATACAAAATATCCTTTTAATAATGGTGTTTTAAAACATTTCTTAATACAATATATAAGACTTAATTATAGAAAAAACGAAGAAAAGACAGAAAATTTATTTAAATTAATGAGGTCATTGGCTTATATTCATCCTGATGAAAATAAGCGTAATCAATTAATTGACTTTAAAAATAATTTTGAATTAAATAAAGATACAATCCGAAATTGGTTAATTGCATTTCTATTAATCTTAAAGGGAACATAGGTTTCCTTTACATCCCTCCTATCAGGGAACCTAGGTTCCCCTGCAACCCCTCCTATTTCCTTTAAGTTTCTCCTATTTCCTTTACGTTTCTCCTATTCCCGTTACATTTCTCCTATTCACTCTATTTTATAAAATAATTTAGTCTAATAATTTAAATCGATTCTTTATTCTCATAAGGATCACTAGTTGGAAGTAATCCACTCATGCTCTCATATTCATTTCTATCTTTTGAATCAATTACATAATAAATATTTTTAATTTTGAAATGAACAAAGTTCAAAAAGTTATATCTTGATTCTTTATCCAGTTCATTCATAATAATTCCATAACAATCCTTATTTAAACATTCTTCTTCACTATCTGTTTCCAGAACTGGCTCGAAATGTATTAATCTAACCCAAAAAGTTTGCTTATTATTTGCAATCCTAATAGAAAAATCAATATCCAAATGTTTAAATGTGTGTCGTGTTGGAAAATAAAAGTCAGTAGACTCTATATGAAATTGATGCGCATTTAGCCATTCATCTTCAAAATAAATCTTTTCAAAATCTTTTACTGTAATTGATACTACCAAATCATTTTCTTTGGTATTATATATTTCACCTATATATTTCATCTCTAAAAAGTTTTCTCTTGTATTATTATCAATATTACTTAAAACTTTAATAAATAATTTTGGATGAGAATCATATGTTTGAAGATCTATTAAAAGACTAGGATTAAATCCTATTTTATTAATTGCTGTTCCATTAAGTTCAATAATATCGCCACTTCTAATGTTTCGAATAGCCTTTTCAAAAGAATTGGTCATAATATCAATAAATGATTCTTTACTTTCCTTGTCCATTTTTCGGATTTAAAGAAAATTAGGTTTAATCCTATTAAAACTATAAAAACTATTAAATATAAAAAATCACTTTTTTTTATACACTTAATTGTCGTTTTAATTTTATTATATTTTTCATCTCTTTTAAATAATGGAAGAAATAGAGCTAAATCAAGATTCTGAAAAAATAGACTATATTTTCAAAACTAATATTAATTTTAAAGAACATCAACTCGCAATTATAAAAAAATGCATTGATATAGAAAATTTTAACATATGTGGCTGTGGTATAATGAATGATAAACCCGGTACTGGAAAAACATATTGCATTTTAGGTCTAATCTATTACCTAAAACATATAAGTCAAGTTGTAATTGAAGAATCCCCTTTTTTAGAAAATAAAACAAATATTATTGTTGTTCCTCAAAATATTATTAATCAATGGATTCACTCAATTGAATCTTTTTGTGATGCTGGAAATCTAACCTATAAGAAAATTGTTGATTATTCCGATATATTAGATTTATATAATCCAAATACTAATCTATTTAGTTATGATATATTATTAACAACATCTCTATATTATAATGTAATTGCTACTACTATGAAAAGCAACTATCTCAATGTTGCACGTGTCATTTTCGATGAAATTGATAGTATTCAATCATTTGTTATTAATGAAATAAATGCTAATTTTATATGGTTTGTATCGGCTTCTTTTAAATATGAACAAATGGGAGTTTATACTAAAAGATTAAATAAAGATCTATTCCCTTTTATAAAATGCAAATGCAATGATGATTATGTTGATGGTGTATTAGCAATTGAAGAACCAAATGTAACAAAAATTATATGTAAAAATATATATTTTGATAGCATATTTAATGGTATTGTAAGTCGCGAAGAATTCCGTTTATTAAATGCTTTAGACTATACTAAATTAAAAAAAAAATTCTTTCATAAAATTGCACAAAATGAAAAAGAGGCCATTGATTTCTTAGTAAAAGACAAAGTAGAAACAATTGAAATGGAAGAATTGCGCATTATTGATTTAAATAAATCACTTGAAACAAATGCAGATGAAGAAAAATTAAGTGAACTTAAAAAACAACTTGAAAAATCAACAAAAATACTCGAAGAAAGTAAAACAAAATTAGAATTAATTAAGACCCGTTTAGTAGAAAATAATTGTTGCCCTCTTTGTTATAACGAATTTGATCCAACACAAAATAAAGTTATATCTCCGTGCTGTAAAAATACAATTTGCTATAATTGTACACTAAAATGGTACGATATAAAAATAAATGTTCCTGATAATTTACAAAAATGCATTTATTGCAATTTAGAAAATGTTAAATTTGAAGATTTTATTATTATTAAACCTGATAAAGATAATATTTGTGAAATATGTGATAAAAACTATGAAGATGAAAATGATAAGAAATATTCATTATGTTGTTCTAATATATGCTGCAGTCTATGTTTAAAAGACTGGTATCATAAATTGCTTAAAAATGAATGTCCTCAATGCAAAAAATACGGAATAACGTATGAAGATTTTAAAAATGAAAAGGCACATGAAGAAACAAGAATAAATGAACAAAATGGAATAAAATATTTGAAAAAAACGAAATTAGAGTTCATTGAGTATTTTATTCGAACAAAATTAATGGGAAATGCAAAAGTTATATTTTGTTCAGATTATGTACGAATTTTTGATGAAATTAAAAAGCTATTTAATCAATATGATATTAAATATATTGAATTAGATGATGGAAATATTAATGGATTAAATAAATCTATTAAAGAATATGTTGAAAATGATACTAGTGTATTACTATTAAATTCCAATTTTTTTGGATGCGGTTTAAATTTACAGTGTTCTACTGATATTCTTTTCTTACATAAAACTGATCTTACGCTAGAAAAACAAGTAATCGGTCGAGCACAAAGACCAGGACGACAACATAGATTAAATATATGGTATCTAATGCATGAAAATGAAAATGTATATGTAGCAGAAAATTATAAAAAAACATTTGAATTATCAACTTTTGATGATATAATTATTGAACCATATGAAGAAGAGTTAAATAGTACAGGAGCAGAAATTAATTCTTACACAACTATTTAAGCCGATCCACAATAACCTCCTGCGAAAAAGAAGAAAATAAAGTAGAAGGGACCAAAGAATATAGCTAATAATAAACCAATTATTTTTTCTAGAATAGTTCCAGATCTACCGAAGCATACAAGAGATGTAATAAATGCAGCAAAACCTATTAAAATCCAGATTATAATAAATACTAAAAGTGTAATGCTTAACGCAGGATTCATTTGTGATACTACTTGCTCTTCAGATACGTGATAATTCATATTAGATGGTGGTGCTGTTGTAACAATTTTCATATTATATATTATAATAATATTTTTATTTTTTAATAAAATTAAATTTATAATTATATTTTTTTTCCAATATCAATTGCAACTTTGGAATACTTACTGCCAATAGTAAGTTGAAAATTTTTACGCCGCGTAGAAATATCAGGAAGATTTCCTTTTGGTGTTCCCTTATTTAAAAAATTTCCAGAATCATCAATAAGAACAAAAGTATTATAATCAGGTGGCGCCCAAACAAGTTTAAAAGCTATTCTTGATTTGAATTGAACATGAGCCACATCTAAAGGTTTCGGTTGTGTATTACAATTTATCATACATGTACACCAAGATCCACCCGATCCTGTATTAGGTATACTTGCTGCTTCTATACTTGGTCCAAGAGAATTAGAATATTCAATATTACTAACACGTCCATTATTTTCTTCATAAAGTTGTGTTTTTTTTATAGGTGTAAGATCACAATGATTAAAATCTGTAAAACAATGGCTATCATTTCCAATACCATTTTTCAAATCACGCATTCCACCAGCTTTTAATAAATTAACTCTAACAATATCCCAGTCAACAGATAAATCATTATCAGTAAGTGAAATAATATTTTTACGAATATTATTCATACGTTCAACTGCAGTTCCAGAATATTCTTCATCGTCTATTTCAAAATTTTCTTTATGTAAAACTTTATTATAAACTATTGAAAGTAATAATAAAATAAGTAAAACAATTATTGAAATAATTATTATTCTGATTTTAATAGATTCTCTTTTGGAAAATCTTTGTATAAATTTTTTGTATATACTCATATATAATATAGTATATTTTTTCATAGAATTAATTGGAATTATAGGTCTTAAAGTAAATTGGGTTCCTTGCTAAAAAAATGATTAATAATTATTCTTATATTTCAAATTTCTTATATAATTTAAAATAAAAAGATGGCCAGTCTTTTCTCGGAAGATAATCCAACCTCTAAAAACGAACCTATTCGATTTACACAAGAATACAAAAAAAAAACTTTTCAACCATGTAATAAAGGCGATAAGTGCTACTATTTACATAAAGGAACATGCACTTTTCAACATAGTCATGCGGAAATGGCTAATATAATTAGAATGAAAAATAGAGATATTACTCAATTAGAAAATATTCTAAAAAACTCTCTATTACCTCATTTTAAAGATATTTCAACAAAATTAACGAAATTTTTGGAGGATCTTACTGAAATTAATAAATCTGGATTTAAAAAAATATATTTATATGATTTGACTAATGCAAATCAATTATTATCTAAAATTAATGATATTACTCTTTACTTTAAAGATACCACATTAAAAACATTTAATGTAGTATTAGATTTACTAGACGGCCAATATTTAAAAATTAAAAGCATTTCAGGCGTATTAGATCTGATGAAAGCTGATGTAAAACTTGCTGCTGATGCAAGCAGTATTACTGATATTTCATCTTCTGAATTCGCCAAATTTAATGAAAAATGGGATTGTGATGATGAATCAAAAATTTTATTTACAGAGGATAAAACTGAATTAGAAGAAATTTCTGAAAATTTTAATAAATTTCTTAATAATCTCTAATATATGATGATTCTTTTTTATAATTTATTCTATTTATAGACATTATAATAATACTATATATTATATAATATGTACTTAAAATCAACATCAAGATTAAAAATAATTTTATCTAATATTTTTATATTAGGTACAAATTCTTTAATATCGTCCTCTTTTTTTAATAATTGGATTTGCATTGGAATATCTAATAAAATAAATTATTTAAGTTCCAATCCACATAAAGTAAATATTGGTGATCTTCCTCTTATTATATGGAGAAATCCATCTACTAAAAAGCTTATATCAACTATTAATATTTGCAAACATATGGGATCTAGATTAGATAAAGGAACTGTATTACCAAATGGTTGTGTAAAATGTCCTTATCATGGACTTGAAATAGATGATCAATTTGGTAAAGTAATTGAACATCAAGGTAAAATATTTTGGGCATATGATCCTATTGAAAAAACACCTCCTAAAATGCCATTTTATAATAATAAAAATTTTGAAAAATCATTTTTAGAAATTGATATGGATTGTTCATTACAAGATAGTGCATATAATACAATGGATCTCCGCCATCCTGAATTTGTACATAATAAAATGTTTGGTTTTGGAAATGTTGTTCCTCCTCAAAATATAAAACATTACAAATATTCTAATAATGATATTGGAATGTCTTTTGACTATTCATCAAATAGTATAATGAAAATGCTGAATGATAATATTAATGTTACTAATAATTTTCATATGTATGTATATCCTACTTTTTCATGGTCAAAAGTAACATTTAATAAAAAGCATTTACTTATTGGTGTAAATTTATTACCATTAAAAAAGAAAAAAACACGTTGGTATGTTACAGTTGTTAGTAACTATTATAAATCATCATTTGAACAAAATTTTTTACAAAAGCTTGCAGAAACTATATTAAATCAGGATTATATACAAATGAAAAATCAATTTGAAGAAAATGAATTAAAAAAGAAATTTATGTTTCAACATGTTTTTCCAAACGAAGAGCCTATATTAGAATTAAATAAAATGTTTGAATCATATAAATATCCTGATACTATAGAAGTTTTGAAATTATTAAATGAGAAAAATAAGTTAAATCCTAATATTTAAGATTGAATACTTATATATAAATAGTAAGTTATTTATATATAGATTATATAATGAAATTTTGTACCCTTCTTTTCATTCCACTTTTCATTCCACTTATTACACCATTTAAACTTAATAATGATTTAAAAAAAACATCTATCACTTCTCTTTATAATATTCCAGAAAATAATAAAGCCCCGTTCTATATTAAAACTAAACAAAAAATCGGCTCCTATAAAAAACTAATCCGTTCACAAAATATAATTCCTACTAGCTGTTTATTTTTAACAGGTGGTATATTAACAAACCCAAACTTTTATTCAAAAAAATTTATTTTTTCACTTATTTCAACTTTATTAATATTATCTACTGGAATGATCTTAAATGATCTATTTGATATTCCTATTGATAAAATAAATAATCCAACGCGACCATTGATAACTGGTGAAATAAAAATAAGTGAAGCCATGGGTCTGGTAACTATACTTTTATCGTTAGTTGAATATATTAATATTTATCTTTTACAAAGAAATTTCGATAACATTATAACTTTATCTATCATTCATATATTTACATATACGCCAATATTGAAAAAAATTTTTTTTATAAAAAACATATCATGTGCTGGAATAGTGACATTTTCCGTTTTTTACGGAGCGCTTGCATCTACAAATAATTTATTACAATCAAGTAAAAATTTCCCATTATTATCTCTTACTTTAACACTTGTATTTTTAGGATCATTATACAATGAAATATTACTTGATATATCAGATTATGAAGGTGATAAAAAGAATAAATTATTAACTCTTCCGACTCTTTTTGGTAAGGACGTTGCATTATTTCTTTCAAAAAATATATTAAAATTAAATGTTTTTGGTTTATTTATAGAAACACTTTATCTATACAATAATATTTTTTATAGTATGCTTTTTTTATTATTATGCGCGCCACTTTTTATAGATTTATACCAAATAAAAAAACAGAATTATAAAAAAGATGTTATTTTAGGAGCTGTTCAAACATCATCGAGACAATTATTATTTTTATTAATTTTGATAATATATGTTTCTTTTAAACTTTGAAAAATGATTTTTGAATAACTTCTTTATTCTTTCCGTAATCATCTTCTTCTTCATCACACTCATCCTCTTCTTCATCTAGAAACTTAGAGACTTCTTTGATTGAATCAGTATCTGAATCATTTAATTTAAATGATTCACAATGTTCTTCTTGATCAGAATAATATTCATCAAGATTAATTGTATCAATTTTAATATATTCTCTACCAGATTTTATAGTAAATATTCCGGCATCGTATACAAAATTAGCTTCTTTTTTAAAATTAAAGTAATGCCCTTTTTTTTTGGATATTCCATAATCTTCAATTAATTGAGTATTTACCATGCCAATAAAGCCAGATTCAACAATATATTCACGATTTACTGAATCTTTGAATTTTCCATCTCCTCCATGTGTATTATGGACAACAAAGTTAAAATCATTAATAACATAGTTGTCGTTTCTAAAGTTGTTTATTATTCCCCAATAATTAGTATATATGTTAGTTGGCAATACAAAGGATGGATCACCAATAAAGTACTCACCGGATTTGACAATTTCGTTCATATTTAAGTAATTTATTATAATTATATCTTAAAACTAAATCAATAAAATAATAAAATCAATTTTTATCATCAACATACTTCTTCAATATCCTTCTTCAATATCCTTCTTCAATATCCGTCTTCAATATCCTTCTTCAATATCCTTCTTCAATATCCTTCTTCAATATCCTTCTTCAATATCCTTCTTCAATATCCTTCTTCTTTATTTTCCGATTCTTTAATTTCATTACATATACGTAATGTATCTTCGCGTCTTTTATTGTATATACTTTTTATATATTCAGTTACTTTCTCTTCTATCCTTTTATTTGATATAAACTCATTATATTTAATATCAATTGCTTTCTTCTCTTCTTCTAAATTATTTATCTTAATATTATTTTTATCATTTTCTTCTGTTATTTCTTGATGAAATTTAGTTAATTGAACATATATTTTATTCATTGATCGCTTAACAATTTCTTTTATATCCATGGGTTCAAAGTTGTTTTCTTTATAAACCAGACCAAATTCACCCGTATTGTCAATTAAAACATTAAGATTAATATCATTATCTAATATGTTTTCCAGAGTTTTGGTAAATTTAGAATCATTCATTAATAATAATAATTTTAAATGATTATCTATTTTACTAACATCCCATTCATCATCAAACGACTTTACTATATTTATATTAAAATTAATAATATTATTATTCACTATATTAGTAACGTTATTAATAATTAATGGTTCTTTCTCAATAACTTTATTATTACTATTACCAAATTCATTATTATATTCCTCATAATAAGTTGGAATAGATACTTTTTTACAAGGTGTTTTATTATGTCTTAATAAATTATTCTTAGATCCAAAGTATTTTAAACAGTTTTCACATTGTATATCTTTATTCAGTTCATTTTGATTCGGATATATACGTATAATCGAAAGATTATATAAATCTTCATCAGAATATTTAAATGATTCAAATAGACGTATACATAACTTTTTCTTATTTAAGTGTTTTATCATGTCATTTTTCTGATAACATTGATAAAAACACCGTTTACATTCATAATAAGACTTTAATTTTTGGTCATTCATCTTCTAAATATTCTAAATAAAAATATTCTTAAATTAAAAATCATTTTAAGAAATTTCTTAAGAATTTTCTTAAAATGAGGAATTTCTTAAATTTTAAGAAATTTCTTAAAAAAAGCAATCTCTCCAAAATTGAATTTCTTAAAAATGAGCAAAAATTCTTAAAAAATACATCTCACCAAAAAAAATTTCTTAAAATGAGTCTTAAAATGATCAGCATTTTAAGAAATTTTGAGATTTGTCACCTTTTTGCTTTGTTAATTTTTTTAAATTTTTCAATTCTTTTGATAATGAACAGTAAATGACATTTTGCTCATTTTAAGACTCATTTTAAGACTCATTTTAAGAATTTTTTTTTTGAAAAAAAAGTGTGTTTTAAAAAGTTTTTTTGAAAT